CTTTATCAAGTACCATAAGCGCATCACGGTCAATATAGATACCCTCTGACTCGATAATATGGAGCCAATCAGTAGCCCAGCATAGAAACTTGTGGAGTTTTTTATCTGCTTCATCCATCCTATCCTCAAAGTAGTCCACCAAATCCCATGTAGCTGCTACGTCATAGGCATTGTACTGGTGTAGTACCTTCGGTGGAATGTCAGCAAATGACTTGTACTCTTTCGTAACGTGCTTCCAGCTAGGAATACCCAAGTACTCCTGTGACATATAGTCGAGGCTCTTCGTCTTAATCCCTGTGGCCTCATCCTGGGTGTACCCCATGAGCATAGTGTCCTTAGCCAGTTTGAAGTGGCCGAACCCCATACGGTGCAGTACACCTAGGTCGTACTTACCGTTCTGACAGACTAGCTGCTTCTCCGAGAATAGCTTAGACAGGTCCTTCCGAACTGCATGGCTTTGTAGTGCTTCTCTGCCGATAACCAAAACCCTACCGGGCGCGAAACCGATGCCTGCACATAGGAGAGTGTTAGGATGACCAAAGCTTTCGTCTTTGTCCTCTCCAACTTCAAGGTCCAATACAATTTGTTCGGCTCTGTCCATTTGCAGTAGTTGCCCAATAGAGGCCCTAGCTTGAGTCGCCGTGTCTTGTACTTTAAAACGTGGAGGCTCCCAGGTGATGTAGACATTAGGCTTCAACTTTCCTACGTCGCTGGCGAATGACTTAAAGAATGCTGGGTTACGTAGTACTGCTGCTGGGTGTACGGTTGGAATGACCTTGTAGTCTCTACCTACGGCCTTAGGCGGGCCTACACGGTCAGTAAGAATCTTCGTGCTACGTCCTAGCATTGCACTAGCTGCGGTATTACCCATAGCTAGTACTAGTTCTGGTCGCGCTTCTGCAATGGTTGCTTCGAGTGCTGGCCTGCACGCTTCGATTGCAGTTGCAGGCGGCGTTGCATTTCCCTTTGGTCGGCATAGACATACATTAGTGAGCGCTGCGTCCTTACGGCTAAGACCTTGTTCTTGAAGTACAGCATCCAGTAGCCTTCCTGACGGGCCTACAAATGGGGTACCCTTCTGAGCTTCTACTGCACCAGGGGCTTCTCCTACGAATAGGTACTTAGCTTTGCCGTCTACTACAGGGGGTACATAGTTCTTACTATCGCGGAAGGGACAGTTATTGCAGTCTGCTGCTGGGTGCTTCATGGTTGGGAGCCTCCGAGGGCGAAAACGGGGCCACAGGATGCGCGGAGCCGGGAGTTCTCAGACTTTTAATGTCTGGGTACCCGAGAGGGGGTCCGAGCCGGGAGCGGGCATCCTGTGGCCGTTACGGTGTGGTTGCTATTGCTTTGCGTGGCGTTCTTCACACTTTTGCGCTCCTTTAAGGTCAGAGAATGCCACGTCACAATTGGAGCAATGGTAGAGTACAGTTCTATAGGGCATCTTCGTTCCTTTCCTTAAGGTGTTCCGCATAAGGGTTGTACCTTACAGGTCGCTCCATGATAAGCTGATTACGGTATACATTGACTAGTCTGTAGCCTTGCTCTGCTGCGTAGTTTAGTCTACCGTTAAGTAATGCTGGAAGGACCTCTCCATCACCTGTGGTAAATGACCTATCGTCTAGGATAAAGTATTCATACTTCATCATCGTCGTCCTCTTCCTCGAACCAGTGTGGTCTACGGTTCTTACCGTCAAAGAGGAAGTGGTAGGTAAGCCACAGCATGAACGCTGATAGTGCAACCCAACCTAAGGGGATGGCTGCTACTACCCACACTTGTTCGCTCAGCGTGTCACCTTCCACAGCATTAAACACTGCGATAGCCTCGATCACTACGAATGCTAGAATCCACACAATCCAAGCAACAGTGTACTTTTTATTGAGGTGACGCTTAGGCATCAGTCGTCCTCCATTAGAGGGGGCTGTACTCCAAACATATTTTCTTTGGGCTGAGTAATACCCTTGATAGCATAAGTAAGTTCTCTATTTGCAGCCTTTAGTCTGTGTAGGGCAATCCTAGCTACAGATTCAGCATTAGATAGTTCCATACGTAGCTTTTGCCATTCAGGGTCTACCCTAACGTACAGTCCAATGCAGTCTTCTGTTTGATGAATAGGACATTCATCACCTAATGCCTTAGCTCCAGTTTCGTTACACAAATGAAACACTAGTCATCCTTTCGGCCTCGTACTCCGAACGGGGTTAGACCCCTGTGGTCCTCATTAGGGTCCAGCTCATGCTTGTAATACGTCTTACCGTTAGTCATTTCCAGTAAGGTATTGTCAGGCAGTGACCAGAACTCTTCTAACGTCAGGAGCCACAGGGGTCCGTCAGGGTGCTCTTGAGGCTCGTCGTAGGGGTTACCTAGTCTATAGCTCTCTAGAGTCTTGTGGAGCATCCTGTGAACCCTCTCGAATCATTAGCTCTAGATTACGAATACCCATGAACTGTCTTGTAGAAGCTAGAATAGAGTCTGCTATTGCATTGTACACTTCCTCAAACGGGTCTTCTGTACTATCTACTTCTGCACCTCTAGCATATACTTGGTGTCGAATATCCAAGAGAGCATTTAGCTCATTCTGCATACTGTCAAAATCATGTTGGGTAGAGTCGTTCGCCACGGGAACCTCGCTTCTTTCGGTAGATTTGGTTACGTTGCTCTAGCGTAACAAAGATGCCTTCTGCCTCCTTAGAGTTCATGTACAGCTTACGCATAAGGTGACTGCGTAGCAGCCCAGGTTCAGTCTCAATCGTGAATAGTACCCGGTTAAGGCGCTTCTCGTCTTGAGACTCTCCCATGTGCTGCATCATGTACAGTGTGTGGTCTAGCCACTGCTCTACATAATAGAAAGCGTGACGCAAATCCTCTTCCGTCACGATAATCTCTTCTGCTAGTTTCCTAGAGGCACCAATTAGCACTGCTGCTTTTAGCCCGCTCTTAGCTAGCCTGTCTAGCATAGGGGTCATAAGACCGGGATTGTACGAGGACATAGCATACTCTAGTAGTTGTACCTCATACTCGTTGTACTTCAACCAAGCGTCAGGTGTTAGCTTAGCGTCCCAAGTATGGGGAACGTGCGCCTTCTTACCTCTGCTAGGAGTCTGTACAACTTTATAGTGCTCGTACAGTTCAATCATTCTATTGAGTAGGTGCTCCCTCCCTTCTAAGTTTTCCTCTGTGGGCGGTCCTATTGGCCTAAGCCTAGTAGTATCTGACTCAGCTGTGATGAAAATGAAACGAGGTAGGAACCCTGAGGATACGTGCTCAGACTTAAGTAGGTCTACCATCTTGTTCCTGATACCACCTGCAAACAAGACTAGCCTAGGGTTCTTAACGTCAATCACTTCCTTACGGAGGATACGCTTCATGTGCTTACCATCATACATCTTGGTAAGCATCTCCATCATGCCAGCCAGATACTCTTTCTTGGTCATAGCCTCAATCAGACCTGTAATCTCGTCCCTTAGGAACAGACTAGGCATGTTCGACCTATCGCCTAGTGCTGTGAGCAGACCTTCAATGGACCCATCTGTAGCTAGTAGAATGTCTGGGTCTACTTCTAGCAGAAGGTCTACTGCATTGTCCATAGCTGTAGTCTTACGAGTGAGCGTAGTATCCGCCAGAATCATAAACCACAGATTAGGTACAATGGTACCGAAGCGAGTAGGAAGCTTTACATCACCACAAAGCAGGCTAGACAGAATAACAAAAGCTCCGGCAGGATGATACTGCGGAGCTGCGTCACCTAGGTCCTTAGCCCATTCTGTGTACTCTTCAATAAAGGTCACGTCACGCTTGACCTCTTCCTTCTCTTTCTCAGTTAGTAGTTCAATCTTCTTGTTCTTAATTACCTCATCATTGTCTAGCTCTGGCGGTGCTTGGTCCCTAGACTCTACATATGCACTTACCTTCTGGACCTCTTTCCACAGGTCGAAGGGATTGCGGTTGTCTCTCTTATACTTGTTGCAAGCTGCATCGTTGCAGATTACGTAAGTCTCTTCCTTAGTAACTCCGCCTTCTAGCAAGATACACTCTAGCTCAAAGAGAGCCTTGGACCAGTCCTTCTCATTGTGAGGCTCGTCCTTAAAAAGCTGCAAAGCCTTAGGGTTAATCTCGTGCTTATACTCGAGCAGTAGTTGTTGGCCACTCATATCCGGCAATTCTACTTCATGGATATCAGTAAACGTTTCCATCTGCTCTAGCGTAGGGTACTTGTCGAAATCCTTTGGCTCATAGCTGTGGTTCCTAAACAGGACTGCATCTGATACCTTGAACTTTTCTTTACCTTTGTGGTTATAGGTTCCAGGTACCCTAAGGAGCTGGGTCAGGTCCCAACCACTCTTGTCCATACCCTCGGCAGAGTGTGTGTAAGCAATCCGCTTACTGATTGACTCTCCGACGTCAGGGGTAGTAGGCTCCTTAAACTTCCAGTAGAAGTGGAAGCGCTCACCGTAGTCACCAGACATACTAGTACGAACAATGAGCGTTGGGTGTACCTCTAGTGATTCTAGAGGACAGTCGTCCCCGTCAGCCCATGCCACAGGAGTCTCATCAATATTTACTTTCTTGCGCTGCTTGTCGTTAAGCAGGAACGGTGCAAAGTACATATCGAGTCTAGACTTGTTGTTGTGGCAGTATCTAAGAGCATCGTCCAGTTCGTTAGGGTACTCATAGTATTTCTGGTTAAACCTTCTAGGGTCGTCCTTATCTCTGGCTCGGTCTAGTGCAGCGATACACAGATACCCAGTAAGGTCACCAAAGATAAACTCGAAGAACTCCCTTGCCTCGATACGTTCCACGGCTATCTCCCTTACCCGATAGCTAAGGGCGGGGCTAGTTTTTACACTAGCCCCGCCCGGTTAGCCCCTGCCTCACCGAAGGAGGTCGTCCTCTTGCAGGGACGCGGGGCAGGTGACTAAACTTGACTACTCAGGAAGGAGACTATCAGTGTCCTCGTTGTAGTCCTCCCAATCCCAATCGTCGGGTACGGGTCGGTAGTTACCAACGTTCTTGAAGTCCTTGTTGTTACGCTGCGGAGCGATAGTAGCGATGAACTCCAAGTTGTTGTCAACAAGGTCGTCCATCTCTACATCGAACTCACCCTTCTTAATGTCCTCTTCGCTCCAAGAGTGCTGTCCTACCGTAGCACGGAGGATGTTCTTGAGGTCGTAGGGGACATACGGAGGCAGCATGACGTTGGTCTTGGTCGTCTCACCCTCGTCAGGCCCATCCTGCACCTGTAGGGTCAGCCGCCAGTAGTCATTACCGGGGTGCTTAGCAGACTCCTTGTTCTGCTCAATGTCACCCTCGGTAATCATGAAGCGGTGGGTACCGTCAGACGGCCCATCCTTGATGCTTGCGAAGTTAACCTTAACCATTACTTGTTCTCCTTAGCTGGGCTAGTGCCAATGATTGCTTCGTAGATTGCAGTCATGGTTGGCTCTTCCATGACCTGTGGTAGCTTATTACTGCGGTCCTTTGCTACTGCTGTATCGGTTGACGTAGACACCAGTAGTCTCTGCTTAACCTCGTTACCGTCCTTTCGGGTAGACTTGATGTAGTAGTAGCACACGATGTCCATGAAGCCTGGAATCTCCTTGGATAGCTTACCAGGCATCATAGGGTAGCTCTGCCATTTACCCTTGTTATCCTTCTCCTTGTCAGCTAGAGCGGTGAACAGAACATTGACCTCTAGGTCGCGCATAGTCCTCACGAACCTACGCATCTGTTCGATGTTCTTACCCCAATGCCTAATCTCAGGTACGTCCGGGTCGATTTCTCTGCTACTGCTAGCAACTTCATCGTCCATTACGTTCTGCATAGACAACTTGGAGCACTCACTGAGAGAGTCAATGACAATGGTCTTATAGCCGTGCTCCCCTTTCGCTAGAAGCTTTACTAGTCTCTGCATATCAACCCAGGTCTGGATTCGGATTACTTGCACATCCGGGTAGAAGTCTTTGAGGGACATCGTCCCACCCTCTACGTCGATGAACAGTACTGGACCCATATCCATCACTGCTGCGGCTGAGCCACAGAGTACGGTCTTACCTACACCAGACTCAGCGTAGATAAGCATATTGATGTTGTTCTCCATACCCTGCACTTGGAGGATAGGAAATCTACCTAGTGTGGTTGGTACGGGGTCGTCAAAAGGTAGTTTAGTTTCAGGCATCTAGTGTTTCCTCCAAGTCATCGGGACTCTGTCTGAACATAGACAAATCGTTTAGTACGAACTGTTCGTCGCCAGCTTCATTTGCGACACGACAAGGCAGAGTGAAGTCGCAGTTTTTGCATCGGAACTTGTTGGGGTTAGGATAGACCGCTGGGAGATTGGTCATATCCCTAGCTTCTCCGATGATGTATTGCAACTGCAACCGTAGTTGGTCAACTGTACGAGTGACAGGTGTACGGCGGAAACGAGTCTCGGGCTGGGCGGCGAGATAGTCGAGCATACCCTGATAGGGCTGCTTGTCAAGCCCCAACTTATCAAGTTCGGCTACATACAATTCGTAGCTGGTGTTCTGCCTCTTATCTTGGCTAAGCGCTCCGTTCTTGTTCTGCTTAGGTGGGTGTGGTACCGTCTTAGCCAGTTCATTATAGATAAGACCATGTACCTTCTGACCGTGGTACGGCTTAAGTACCTCAGGTACATATTCGATAGGCCCATGCAGTAAAGACTGCAACGCTAGGATGTAGCTGCTCAACTGAGTGTCTAGCTCTAGGAACTCCAAGCTACCCGTTACGTTGCCAGCAGTCTTGTGGTCCCATACCCACAGTTCGCCGTCACCGTTCACGGCTACCATATCGAGTCGCACTTGGTAGACCACAGGGCGGCCGTCTAGCCACGTCACCATAGGTTCGTCACTGGCTATTGCATTAGGTACAGGAATCTGAAACTTCAATTCCACAGCTACAGGTTGCCAGCCTTCCTTTTCGTCCTCTGTGTAGGCATAATCAAAGTAGCCTTGCAGCATACCTACACCTAGCGGACCCCGCTCGTTGTACATTTCCTCTCTGTGGGGTGCGAGTCCGTAGTAGTTAGCAGCCTCTTCCTCTTCACGCTGTCGCTTCTCTTCACCTAGGAAGCCTGCAACAGCAGCGTCCTCGCTCATATTCCTACCACCGATTGCAGGCTCATAGAAGTACTCTAGACCTTTGTGCATACTAATACCAAAGCCAAGGTGCTTGTTCATAAGCACAGGCTCGAGGTTCAGTCGTTGCTTACTAGTGTAGTTCCACTTCCTACGGCAGTCCTTGTAGTTGGTACGGTCTGTGGTACGCACAACATAAGGCTCTACGTCCTCTGCGTACACTAGGTCGTGGTTCTCGTCAATCCCTATTGGATACATAGTATAGTCCACTCTCTTTGGCTCGGTTGATAATATTACGAACGGTATTCCTGTGGACCTCAAACTGTTTAGCAATTTGCTGTTGGGTAACACCCTCACGGTGCATAATGACCATAGAGTTTACTTCTTCACTGCTGAGAATCGAAGAGAGCAAGTTGTTCCTCTTTCGGTACGCCATTCGTTTCACCTACCTTAATGTAAAGGTACCAAGGCCCTTGGTCTACAACTGTAGCTACTTGGAACTGAGGCTTAAGAGCATAGACTAAGTTTGCATGTAGGCTATTACGAATATGTGATACTACATTCTGTACAGACTTTTTACTAGCATAAGGTCCGTACTTAGCCCAACGACTAGGGTACTCAACAGATAGTGCAATAAGTCTATCTTCCCAGCTAGGTGCGTTTACATTGAGTGGGGGGTCTTCAAACCCTTGGAACTCAGACATTCCTCTAGGTGCTGGCATCGTTTGTGGACCTCTCTGCTCGCAGCTTTACTCTAAGAGGTAAGGACTTCCCAATTAGGATAGGCTCTACATCTAGATAGATGTGTACTCCCTCTAGGGTACCGAAGAAGTCTTTACATCTATTTTGTGCCTCGGCTTCAATACTAGGCATATGACTTGTAGTTGACCACTCCTGTTCATACCATACATTCATACTCATTATTTTGCCTTTCTCTTTTTCCAGATAGTCTGTTCGATTAGGTCCGGGCCTCTACCTTGAGAATTGCCGTAGGTTAGCATCTTAGCTAGCTTATCGAAATTGTCATTGACCTTCTGAATAGCTACGTCCTGGGCGCTAGAAATAGCATTATACACGTTTTCCATAGTAATCTCGAGCTGCTTCTCCACAGCATCTTCTACGTCAATCTCAGCCTGCTTCTTTACCACGTCCTTAGTTTCAGCTAGCACTCGTTCTAGCTCCTTGCGCTCGTGCTTAATGTCCTTGAGTAGGATTCGTCCCTCGCGTAGGACTTCTTCTAGTTGCTCGACTACCTGGATTGTTTGCTCTAGCCGTTCTCCCATTTTATACTCCCTCTCCTACCGGACAAACCATTTGCTCTCTGGATGCGGGAGTTCCCCATACACCGCTGATTCTTACTAGCTCTACTTTATGGGTTACACACTCCCATTCTATATCACCTACGGGTAAGTATGGCCCTCTCTTTTTACATTTCATACTACACTCCGATAGTGTTATGAATCCAAGACCACTTCAGCTGGAGCTTGCGGTCCTTCTTCTGGTCGATAGTCTTACGAGCTACAATGTCAATGATGTGGACAGGGTTCGTTTGCCCACCCCTATGACAACGGTCCTCCGCTTGTTGGTTCTTTGCTGGGGACCAGTCACGGTCGAGAAATACAACAGTCGATGCGTTCTGTAGGTTAAGTCCCACACCACCTGAACGAATGGTGGAAATGAATACTTGCGTTTCACCACGCTTAAACCGATTGATTTCAGCATTGCGCTTAGCATCTACTACGTCTCCTGTAATCATACTTACGCCGATGCCTGCCTTCTCGAACCTATCCTTAGCCAGCTTCACAGCCTGCTTAGAGGTCGTGAATACTACACACTGCTGGTCACCTAGGTCGTCTAGAATGTCCATCAGTGCATCTAGCTTCACACTAGGCTCATGCAACTTGAACTGTGTCTCAACTACTTCTTCGTAGGATAGTCCTTCCCCACTATTAACTACCTTGCGCTTCTTGTGAGTTAGAATCTCACCGTAGCCTAGCGTGAACTGCTGTAGCCTTACTAGCTGTGCAATAATCACAGGAGCTACTACAGGTTGGTCGTTGTTCTGGCCCACCCATGCGATTAGTTCATTCTTCATTTCATCGTAGGCTTTACGCTGCTTAGGTGGCAGGTCTACTTCGTATGTCTGACGTATCTTAGGCGGCAAATCTTTTTGGACGTCAGTCTTAAGCCTACGTATGTAGAAGATACCGAATAGTTTACGCAGTTCCTCTTCATTTTGCGTACCGATAATCTCTGGGTACCCAGCCTCGTTGATAAACTCCTGAACGAATCTTCCTCGGAATCTCCAATAGCTATTAATAAGCTTCTGTGTCCAATGTCCAATCTTAGCCGCATCTCTATCCTTTTTGGTCGGGTAGAGCCACTTAAGAATATGCCACATCTCAGCAGGCATGTTCTCCATCGGTGTACCTGTGGCTCCGGTACGGTAGGTAGCACACTGCCCTACTTCCACAGCAGCCTGGGCAGTCTTCGTCTTACGGTTCTTAATCCTGTGGACCTCGTCGAATACCATGTGCGTCCACTTGACCTTGGTCAGATTGTCCTTCTCGATACGCATACCCTCAGGGTGAATAATGAAGACGTCATAGTTCTCCATATCCTGTAGGAACCAAGCGCGAGTCTTCGCACTCTTGGCATTGATCCTTTTAACTCTCAGGTCAGTCCAGTTCTTGAACTCTTCTACCCACTGGTCAATGACACCCGAAAGAGGCGCCACTACTAGCGTCTTGTGGTCACCTAGGCCAGCCTGTGCTCGGCGTAGCTGGTCCATAGCGATGCACTGTACGGTCTTGCCTACGCCCATTTCATCGAACGTAGCGATGTGCGGGTAGTGGTGTCTAGTCTCGATAAACTCCCTTTGGTAAGGTCGGAGCGTGTGGCCGTCCTTACTCTTAAGGTCAGCCACTACTTGCTTAGCTAGCATAGCAGTGTCAGTCACCCTGTCTCCTTAGTGTGGTATAGATGCCACTCCCTGTGAGCCACAGAACCTTTCATCATAGCTAGTCGATTGAGGTAACGTTCTTCATGCTCACAATCTTCGCAGCGCCAATAGAACCAGTTGTGTCCGTCAGCAGTCTTAGCACCTCTACGAATAACCTTTTTAGTTGTCATGGCTAACCCTTATGGGTGCAAGTAAACATATGGGTAAACTGTACAGTTACTACAGTAACCATTGCTACTCGGGCTGCTCTCTTGTTCATACCCAGTTCGATTAGCTTTTGGTAGTAGGTGTAGTGCAGCTTCGCTAGGTCACGGTAGGTCATTTCGGCTTGGTCCATAGTTGCGTTGTACCCCGGGCTCATTATGCTACTCCATTGATAATGTATACTAGTAGAAAACTGAATGCCGTAATTAGCAGGTAGTCAATACTCTTCATAGCTGCTCCTCAATTAGTTGCCTAATTTCAAGGCTAGAGGTTGTAGCTAGTACTTCTCTCCACATTTCTTCTGGAAGCACAATTGCCATAGTATCTGTGCGATCCACTAAATCGTCAGGTATAATGCAAATCCAATCGTCCGTTCTACTCATTCTGCGTCCTCGTCTAGGTCCCATTCTTCGACGTGCCAGCACTTCCTGTGGTTCGTAAACCCAGGGCACGTACAAAGGATTGTGACTTCTCCACCAAAGCGCTTGAAGATAACAGGCTTGGCTAGCTCCATTGTGAAGTGGAACGTGCCAGGACTAGACTTACTGTGGAACGCTTTGATTGACTTAGCTTCTCCTAGCTCAATCGGTTCCGGTCGGGTGTTAATCTTGACCATCACGTACTCCTAGTTTTGATTCCAACGTTGCTACCCTAGCCTTTAGGTTATTCACTTCACGTCTAAGACCCTTAATCTGTTCCTCTTTAAGGTCCATGTTGTAGACTCGCTTGCCCTGTCTGTGGCGCCACTCAGCGAATGCGTCACTTGTGGGCGGACCTACTAAAATCCATTCAGATTGGGTACTAGTACCTGCACCCCTCTTATGCTGGATTACACAACCAAG